CAGGTAAAAAAGGACTTCCAAGTCAAGCACAGGTTTACGATGCTAAAAAAGGTGAATTAAGACCTTATGATGGCAAACAAAAAGCAAAAGAAACCGCAGTGCTTTATCAAGTTTTAAAAGATTTAGCAAAAAAATACAACACCACAGTTGAACAAATTCAAGTAGCTAAATCGGACCCACAAAAACCATATAAAATTTTACGACGTCAGGACCCTGAAGAAGTAAAAATGTATGAAGACACAGGTTTAAAACCGGGAGATTATCGCACCCATCAAGCTGCGTTTGAAACAGCGGCTGAGAGAAAAATTTATGCAAATGCTAAAGGTCTTGATGAGTCTGATTTTATAGATATGTTACCCGTAGATGATAACCTATACTACCCATCTTACGCGATTAAAGTGCCTGAAAATATGAAAGAATTACCAGTTAAACAATATAAAGCCAAAGGTGGACTGGTCGTAGATATTTTTAAATGGTAAAATTTAAAGATTATGGGAACAAAAGCACAAGACATAGCTAAAATGACTAAAAAGCAAATTAAAAAAGCTTTATCAAAAGTGTCTGGTGATATAGATCCTAGACAAATTAAAAAAGCGTTTGAAAGATACGAAACAAGAAATCCTAATCTACTCGCTAAAATAGAGGCTAAGAACACAGCATTTAAAAAAGCTTACGAAGATCTCAACTCTCCGTATAGTATTTTTCAAGGGAGCGTAAAAAGAATTGACGCGTCAATCCCTAAATTAAAAAAAGGGAAATATATTTCAGTTAAGTGTAAACTTGGCAAAAGTAAAAAAACATTAGTCACTTGAGGTAAACAATATGGCGATTGAAGACAACCTAGGTATAACAGAAGACGAAGTTCAAGAAGAAGAGCCTGTAAACGTTGAAATTGAAAGTGAGGGTGAAGCGGAAGAGGAAACAACTCAACCCGAACCAGATGAAGACTTTTATGTTAATTTAGCAGAGAACATGGATGAGCGCCAGTTAGCTTCGATTGCTGGTGAATTATTAGCTGATTATAAAAGAGATAAAGAGTCTCGAAGTGATTGGGAAAAGTCCTACACTTCAGGGCTAGATTTATTAGGATTTAAATACAACAATGAAGATGGTCCTTTTCTTGGCGCCAGTTCAGTAACACACCCAATGTTGGCAGAGGCTGTAACTCAGTTCCAGGCACAAGCTTATAAAGAACTTTTACCTAGTGATGGTCCAGTCAACACTAAAATTGTAGGAGCGGTGACTCCAGAAAAGGAAGCTCAAGCAGATCGTGTGCAAGAGTTTATGAACTTTATGATCACAGAAGAAATGGAAGAATATACTCCTGAATTTGATCAACTGTTGTTTTATCTGCCTCTTGCAGGCTCTGCGTTTAAAAAAGTTTATTTTGATGAAGTTATGCAACGCGCAGTATCTAAGTTTGTACCTGCTGAAGATTTAGTGGTGCCCTACTATGCAACTGATTTAAATGATTGTGAGCGTATTACACACTTAGTGCGTATGAGCGAAAACGATATATTAAAAAAACAACAAGTTGGTTTTTACAGAGACGTGGACATTTTACCAAGTCGTTCAGATGATAGCTCCGTGCAAGATAAATACGATGAGTTAGGAGGTATGAGTGCAAGTGGGGACATGGACCGTGATTATCAGTTTAATGTTTTAGAGATGCACGTTGATTTAGACTTAGAAGAATCTAATCAGGAAGATAAGAAAAATATTAAAATTCCTTACATCGTAACTTTAGATGAAGGCTCAAGAGAAATCTTGTCTATTTATCGTAATTACGAACCTGAAGATGAATTATTCAAACGTAAAGAATATTTTGTGCACTACAAGTTTTTACCAGGTCTAGGCTTCTATGGCTTTGGTTTAATACACATGATCGGTGGTTTAAGTAAAACTGCCACTGCTGCTTTAAGACAACTCCTTGATGCGGGAACCTTGTCTAACTTACCTGCCGGCTTCAAAGCAAGAGGCTTGCGTATTCGTGACGAGGATCAACCATTTCAACCAGGTGAATTTAGAGACGTAGATGCACCCGGTGGAAATATTAAAGATCAATTTCAAATTCTACCATTCAAAGAACCTTCAGCTACTTTGTTTCAGTTGTTAGGTTTTGTAGTTCAAGCAGGACAACGTTTTGCGTCTATTGCTGATTTACAAGTGGGCGAAGGAGCTCAAAAGGCAGCCGTGGGCACGACGGTAGCGCTCTTGGAACGCGGTTCACGAGTCATGAGTGCAATACACAAAAGATGTTACTATGCCATGCGTCAAGAATTTAGGTTGTTAAGTCGTATCTTTGGAACTTCTCTACCTCCTATTTATCCATACGCAGTTTACAACGCAGATCGCATAGTGAAACAAATGGACTTTAGTCCAGAA